TGTTTAACCTGACTGTAGAGGATTCATTCTTAGATGATCCCGGTTATCGCACTGGGTTTGTAACCCTGCGAGTAGAGGAAGGCATCTAAAGAACTATGGAGACTGTAAGACGTGAGGAGATACAGAGCAATACTAATGGCGTTAATGTCTTTGGGACTAGCAGTAGCCAAAGAATCACGCACATGTGGTACGCCAAGAGTGCCTGTGACTTCACGCCAGAACTTAAATAGGGTATTCTGGTCTAGGTATGACCAGACGATAAAGAGGTGATATATGATTGGGAAAGTCCGTCCTCAAATATTTCTCGCCATCATAGTATTGGGCATTTTGTCAGGCATTGGAATTTGGCACGGCTTTAATGAAATAGCGTCTGGTTGCACCGGCGGTATAATCGCGCTCGGTATGAAATTAATGGAAGCGGAGTAAGATTATGATTAGAATGATATCGTCAGCATTGAAATCTCTGGTGAGATTAGTGTTAGTTATACTTCTTACGCCCTACAAACTAGCCAAGTACTTAGCCCGTGGTGTAATGCCAGCATCTCGAACCAGTACATCATGGCTCTGGTGGTTTACCAGAGAGTTGGTAATGGTTCCAGTGTGGTTAATCAGGGCATTCCTCAAAGAGATGTGGACGATAGCCACAACAACATACCGATTAATACTCCGATCCCCAAGACAAACATACAACAAGTTCGTATTCTATCGTGACTGGATCATGGTCAAGGTGGAATACCTACAGAGCGAGAGCCAGAAGTGGAAGGCATTGTTCACCACTCTGAAGGCTCCATACTCACTGTTAAGGGCTATGGGATTTAGCCCACAATTTGCTACTAGTATCCTAGCAGCAGGTTCTATAGCAGGCGGTGGTGTAGCCGTAGCTGAAGTCATGGAACCGCCTAGCTTTGAACGTGGTGACAGTGGAGTCTACGCTGCTCCTAGTATTAACCCAGTTTACTTTGAAGAAAAGTTCAACACGTTACGTCTTGATGTAGGTGCTACAGCCGTGGGCTTGGTGCAGATAACTGATACTACACTGGGTACTGCGTATGCTGGTTCTACTCTCCCAAATGGTGAGTCTAATGTAATCGTCGTTGGGGGGCTACCTGCTGTACAAGACCCTGCATTTACAGAGACATTTCTTGAAGTGGGAACTCTTATTGTAGACCGTTGGCGTTGCCAAACTTTAAAGCTTACCAATATAGAAGCCCATGAACTTATTGTGCATGGTAATACCAGTGATGGCCAATCAATCGCGGCCGTTGCCGGAGTCCCGCGTGACAGGGGCATCAATGGGGGCAACAGAGCCACGGATATGATAACGTCTGATAGCTATTACGATATGTTAAAAATTACCGCTGCTACTTCTGGTGTTAACGGCAAGATAGACGTACTGCGATTATCAAATTTGTACGGACGTGGCGGTGGCTGTGTGATAGACAGGGTTAAGGCGGGTACAGTAGAGATCACGCTCAATGAAATAGGTGGTGATAGTGACCTTGCTACTAAGGCGTTTGAGATAGAGACAAGCGTGATCTACAAGTCCTTCTCTAACGTAGATAACGTAGAGATAGAGATGGCAGTACCTGCTGTTCAATAGGAGAATAATGGATATACAGGAATTAGTGGAGTCATACGATAGTGAAATGCTTACTGCTGATGGCTTTGATGATGCCATCATTGGCGTATTAGAACGAGCTGGCAGGTTACCTGTTGTTGCCTACGATCAGGATAAGTGCATCCAGGTTCTAATGGATAGAGATGGTATGGACTATAAGGAAGCAATGGAATTCTTGGACGTCAATGTTATTGGAGCCTGGAAGGGTGATCGCACGCCTGAGTTTATAACTATTATTTCGGAATAGGAAAAGGAGGGAATAGATGGCAGATCCAAGATTAAAAAGAGCAGGGGTATCTGGGTTTAACAAGCCCAAGAGAACCCCATCCCATGCCACTAAGAGTCACGTTGTAGTGGCCAAGAGTGGGGACGAGGTAAAGACTATACGGTTTGGTCAGCAAGGAAAGACTGGTGATAAGACTATGACTCCCAGGGCTAAATCATTCAAGGCGAGACACGCCAAGAACATTAAGAAGGGTCCTATGAGTGCAGCGTACTGGGCTAATAAGGTGAAGTGGTGAGATTTGAAACAGGACAGACAACAGTTGGATCGGCTGGTACAGCGGTGCAGCTTAATGCGAGTGCTACAACAATGGTTAAAGAACTACAGGTGAAGGCATTAGCAGGCAATAGTGGCGTGGTATACGTTGGTGGACCAACGGTATCAGCTTCTACCGGGTGGGAATTATCTGCCGGGCAAACCTTTACCCTGACTTACCAGGGCGAAACGATTAATGCAAATACATTCTGGGTAGATGCAGCGTCTAGTAATGACAAGGTGTCTTGGTCAATGTTGGTGAATGGATGAAGAATCATCCTAAACGATGTGCTTTCAGGCATGGGGACGGAAGCCGATGCCGAAAGAAACGCAGCACGGGTACACTGAATTGTATGGCCCATGCAAATAAGCGTTGAAAGGGGATTTATGGGATGGCTAATAGGATTACTACCGAAAAGGTATAAAGATTTGTTGGCATTGGGAGAGCAGATTATTTCTCGTCTTGATACCCCAGAAGAAAGAGCAGCGGCTGTAAAGTTTGGTATGCAGATGTTATCAGAGAATGGTGACGGTGGCTCAAGGGTAACAGTTGCTGAATGGGCTAAGTTTGGTGGCAAGCTGGGGATATTAAAGAGCCGAACAAAAAAGAATCCATAGTACACCAAGCCCTATCCCTATAAAATCGTGCTACGGCAAAATATGAGCTACTTAGGAGAGAGAATATGCCTAAATATAAAGGTAAGGATGGCACAACAAAAGAGTAGCCATACACCGAGAAAGGCATGAAAGCTTGGAAGAAAGCTAAGCAGGCCGACAGGAAAAAAAGAAAGGCCTCTCAGAGATAGGTGTTCCTGAGCTGAAGTGGCGTTGCTTTGGGACACGGCAAGCAACTGCCATAGTGTGCAAAAAATTTATAGAGTTATTCTTTATAGGTTTCTTAATATAGCCTTGATAGAACCAGTGGCCGTCCTCCATTGGTAAAGAGATATGCTTGTTTGACATTGCGCCACTTCACTTAAATAGGTATCCCTTGGGGCAGCGTTGGGGATGCAACAAATTTTAGAAATAGAATTAATTAACAGCTAATATATGAAGAAACAAGAGACAGTACACCGCGTTGCCCCGGACAGTAGGAGATTATGGAACTAGAAGATATTTTGAATGAAGATGTTGACCTGGAGACACTGAAGCAGATGCGTGATAATTGGCTAGTCTCCCTGGCTCAGACCACAGATTTCATATCATTTTTGGATTACGTTAAAATCCCAGACCCTCCCCCATTAGGTACAGGATCTGCTAAGTTTGAAAAGTGGGATCACATTCTCCGGCTACATGCAGCTATCGATTCGTTACCCCAGGGTGGAGCCTTACCTAACCTCAAGGCTCGTAAGTTAGGAGTCACCAGTTATTTTGAAGCCCGGTTCTTATGGACTGCTATGTTTAAGCCGGGGGCTTTTTGTGTGATTATCTCCCAGGGTCAGGTTGAAGCCAATAAGATTATCAATGACTGCCGGTTTATATGGCAGAACTTGCCAGACAATATGCGTAGACCATTGCTTACAGATAATGTTACCACCCTATCTTTTGATGGTGGGGGTACGTTACAGGCGTTTCCTGCGTCCAGTAAGGCAGGTCGTGGATATACTGGTACTGAGATACTCATGGATGAATGTGACTTCCATGATGAGTTTGAATCATCTTATAACGCCTTGCTCCCATTGATTCAGGATAGTGGGGGTAAGATGTTCCTGGTATCAACTGCTAACCCGGACGTACTGGACTCACCGTTCCGTCAGCTGTACCAACATTCCCCCTACTCTTTATTCCTGGGTTACTATGAACGCCCTAACAGAAGCCAGGATACATATGATAGTGCGTTAGACCTGGCAACTGACATTGCCCGGTTTGAAAAAGAAAACCCACTTAATGAACAACAGGCACTTGCACCACCACGCACCAGGGCGTTCTTTGACGTAGATGTCCTGGAAGAAATGGGCGAGGATGTTATGGAGCCAAGAGAAATTCTCCGGGGTGCTGTATCTATATGGCAACACCCGGTAACTGCCGGGCGTTATGTCCTGGGAGCTGATACTGCATGGGGAAGAACAGGATCTTACAACGTAGCTACTGTCCTGGACTGGCAGACAGGAACTCAGGTTGCAGAATTACATGGTCGATTACACCCGGAGGATATGGCACAGGAAGTCATGGCATTACATGAAGCGTACAACCATGCTTATATGGGACTGGAGCGAGCCGGGGAAGGGCAAGAACGTGATGGTGATTCTGTGGTTGTCGTGGATAAAGTCGTACAGCTATTGGAACAATGTTCTTGTAGGAACCGTCTGTATTACCATGACCATGAATCTACGCATCCTGAGACACCAGGGTGGCAGACAGATGGCAAGAGCAGACCTGTCATGCTTGCTGAGTATGCAGAGGCAATACGCAATAGATTAATTATCGTCAGGTCCAGAGGTGGTATTAGTGAGATGCTGTCCTTCATTCGTAACGAACAAGGCAGACCCCAGGCTGCAAAGGGAGCGCATGACGATAGGGTTATGGCATATGCTTTAGCCTGGCAGATGCGTAAGTTCGCACATTTCTCTATGTCTGGCAATTCCAGAGCTGCACATAACGTACCATCGTTTTTCTAGGAGGTTCTTATGATTGATTCAGTAGGTGAAGTTCTTGATTACGACTCACAAGAACGTAGGAACCGGCTTGCATTTCGCAAAAGGTTAACAGTAGAGGCAAAGCAACAATCTGTTTGTGAATCTACAGGCATTGGGCATTACTGGTATGTTACGCCACCACCTACCCAAACGCATCATTGTCGTGACTGTGATAAAGAGATTGTTTATACGCTGAACGCTGAGAATAAGTTTATCTGGTAGCCATTGTTAATAAGAGGTAGTCAGTTTTGTGGCAGATACATTCACAAGCCTTGTTGTTACACCTGTCATGCTCTACCCGGATACATGGCATTGATAAGGTAGGCTTCTTCATTCGTCATTCCAGCATACGTTGTGCATGGTGATTGGTCTAACGTCTTTGCCGATACAGCAATGACAATCAATCATTTCGTCAATAACTTTATATACCACTTCCATTAATGGATTAACATAATTGGCAGTCCTGGGTCGTGCTTTTGGTAGGTGATGCCCTGTGAAGTTTACAAATTCTATGCGTAAGGAAGATCTGTGTGATCCGGCAGGGACTAAGGTGACTTCCAAATGAACAGGGAAATAGCCCCTGGGTACATTATGTCTATCTGTTACCCAGGACTTAGTATCGTAGAAGACTTCCCTGGCTAACCTCAAGGGGTTCATGTGGGAGTGATAGTTTTGCCTGTTCCACATATTGCTCCTTTTGTTCCGGGGAGAATCGCTGCTCCTATAGTCCATGAAGTATGCTTTAACTTGTAGACCACGGGTTCAAAACGGCGAGTAACCGAACGATGGCACAGCTTACCATCGCTTAAAAAGGTAGGTTCACTACTACGGCAAGTGGATTGCCATGATGCGAGTGTAGCACTTTCCACTCTAAGCATTGTTCCCGTGACTCTCCCCTGGTGTTTATTATACACTACTCCCCACCATAGGAATCTTCTTCAATCATCTCCTTTTATTTGTTAAATCAGGGCAAGCTGTTCAGCGTCAAGATTAACTTGGTTACCCCATGTATCCCAACCTTTTGTTTGTTGTCTAGCAAAGAGTTCTATACGAGGTAGATCACCTGAGCAAGCAACAATCATGTCTCTTGTTGATGCTGGCTTCTGACTATGTTTTCTAGGGTTCTTTTCTATGAACATATTCTTAGTTGTTTTATTCAACACTTTCATTTTCCCTTTGACGCCAAATATTATATGTTCAGTACAACCTCTGAAATAATAACCCATACCCATCTCTGGTTCTCCATTGGAATAAGTCTTAATCCATGTAATCATAGTTTTGTACTCAAAGCCCCATGCTTTGCATACAGCCAAACCCTGCTCTATAAATGGATTCGTTACCCACAGGTACAGATGTGCTTGGTCTGCTGTTATGTCTGCTATTGGTAACGCTTCTATATCGGAGTTAGTCATAGTGGGGTAGGTGTGTTCGTTGCTACCATTGCCCCAGTTTTCCTTATATTGCCACGGTGGGTCTGCATAAATAATATTGTATGTTTTCATATAAGATTGATCTAACAACTGCATCACTATTCTCCCCCATAGGAATCTTCTTCATTTAGGTGCAAGTCCTGTGCAACTTTATAGTCAGGTGCTAAGT